TACATTCCGCAGATACCTTTATGATGAATATAGGTAGTATTGCGTTACCATATGAACCCTACAACGGACAGACCTTCACAGTCGCATTCGGTCAGACAGTTTACGGCGGTGTGTATGATGCGAATAGGGGGAAGGTGAGGATAACTCACGCAGGCACAACGCTCAACGGCTCGGAAACTATTGATGTCACGGACTCAGGATTGCCAACTCAGATGTTCGTTGTTCATGCCGTTGGTGTTCCTGATGTTTCAACCATAGGATACAACTCAACAGACTTGCTTTGTAATGCTTATACGGCTTGTGCTTGGAGTGCTAACCCTTGGAATGTTAATAACAGTATCAGTTTTTATGTTTATGACGGCACTTTAAGAATTAAAGATGATGCTTGTGCTGACGTTGAGGCATTTAAGGCATATTTGGCAAATAACCCTGTCACTATTGTCTATCCACTCGCCACACCGATAGTTATTGATGTTCCGTCTATTTCCGTTTTTGCGGAAAATGGGGTGAATAATATCGTGAGCGACTGTTTGGGCGATGTTAGTGTCACATACATCAAGAAAGTGTGACGGACATGAGCGAAGATTTAATTTTTAAACTCGTTCTCGCTATTATCGGATCTAATGCGCTCTTTTCGTTCCTTCAATTCGTCATCACAAGGCAAGACAATAAGAAGGGCATCGAGAAACAAATCAAGCGCATCTCGCAAAAGATAGACGAGAACAGCGCAGTCCTCGCCAGAACTCACATTTTGAGATTTAGTGACGAGCTCAAGAACGGCATCGAGCACAGCGCGGAGTATTTCCGTCAACAACTCGATGACTGCGACACATACGAGCGCTACTGTGACAAGAACCCTGATTTTAAGAACAGTTACACAATGGTCGCCAACAAGTACATCAAAGAGACTTTTGAGAGGCTGACCAAAGAAGGCAAGATTTAAGCCTTATGTTTACCCAGATAATTGAGGCCGTCATCGCGGGCATCTTTACGTTCGCGCTGGCGGTCCTCTTTTATATTTCATCAAAGGAGGATAACCACAAATGAAACTCTCTAACAATGTTTACAATGTTTTCAAGTGGCTCGGCTTGATCTTCTGTCCGGCTCTCGCCGTATTGCTCGCGACAGTTCTCCCAGTTTGGGGCGTTGATGCTGGGCTCGTCAAGGCTCTCGTCATCACGATCAACGCGGTCGGTGTGTTTATCGGTGCGCTCATCGGTGTCTCACAGGCTACTATCGCACGCGAGGAGGCTGAGGAGGAGTATTTTGAGACCGAGGCCGATGACGAGACCGAAGTCACTCCCGAAGATCTCAAAGAGGTCAACGAGTAATGGCTGGCACTGCGGCGCAAGCATGCGCCAAAATGAAAAAGTGGCTTGATCTGAAATGCTCGGAGAGCAACGGCAAGGCCGACAAGTACATCGTCAAGCCGTGGGGCCGTTGGACTGGCAACACCAAAGCATCGGCTAAAAAGAACCCGTGGTGCCAGATAACTTGCTCTCAGGCGCTCCACAGCACAGGCACGAAGACGAGCACCAGCGCTGGGTGCTATCAAGCGCAAAAGTGGTACAAAGCCCGCAAGCGCCTCAAGAAGAGAGGCGTCAAGCCCGCTCGGGGCTGGCAAGTCTTTTATAACTTCAAGGGCGGCACCAAGCCAACGCACACGGGGCTCATCTACTCGATCAGTGGTAAATATATCACGGTGATCGAGGGCAATTCACGCAACGCGGTCCGTGCCCGTAAGATCGCGTACAACAGCAAGTCAATTTTATCGTTCGGCGTCCCGCCTTATAAAAAGTAAGTTCATCGCGACCAGACGCGTTAGAACCTCCTAAACAGAGAAAGAGCCCTCGGCCTTATGGTCGGGGGCTTTTTCTTTTGGTCGAATATTTCTATCCGTAACGGTATTATGATTTTATCATAAGTGGCACCAAAACGGCACCCAAACCAGAACGGAAAACCCGAAACGGCTTGATTTTATTGAGTTTTATTTGGTGGAGCATACGGGATTTGAACCCGTTTCAGTATGTTCACCCGTGAACAAAATGACCGCGTATCAAGGACTTTGCAGCCTTTACTCGTCAAAATGTTCACCGCTCGCGGACAAAGTGGCACCCAAATCGTCACCCAGAGTTAGATCGATAATGCTCGCCGCCTGTCTCGCCTCGTCATTGAGAACGTGACCATAAACCGAGAACGTCGGCATGCTGGCCGAGTGCCCGACGATGTCCTTGATCATCGCCTCGGGCATGACTGTCTTCATTAACGAAATGAAAGTGTGGCGCAGACTGTAAACGGTGCCCGGGAGATCTCTCTCGGCTTTTAGCCGCGCCCAGTGTTTTCGGAGGCCGTTCTGTTTACCCTGTGAGCCGTCGGGACTACAAAACACCCACGGCGTTCGGAGGTTCGCGTCCTCGTTCCGTTTGATAGTCTGGCGCAATATGGAGCGCGCGAGCTCACCGATCGGGACCATGCGGCGGGCGTTCTGGTTTTTTCCGTCCGTAATATGACCGCGTGCGTTAACTGCGCGCCTTATATAAATGCGGTCGCCTTTTATGTCGTCGACTTGTATGCCTAAGATCTCACCCGGACGGAGCCCTGTGAGGACGCCAAGACAAAAAGCGGGATGATACCAGAGTGGGGACGGCTCAAGAAGACGGCGCACGTCATCGCGGTCGAGCACTTCCTTCTCATTTTTCGCGTGGCCCTTCGGAATGTATAAAGAGCCTCTGAGCGGTTCGTTCTGATAATCTTCATAACCAAATTTGATGATCGCGTTGATCATCGCACGGAGGTTTTTGAGTGTCTTCTCAGCTAACGGCCTTTTTTGGCCACTGGCGTCGTTTATGACACGTTGCCAGTCCCTCAAGGTCATCCTATTCATTTTTTTATATGAAACGGCTGGGAGGACGTACAGACGCAAATAGCACTCAGTCTGTTCATAGGCTCCCGAGTGCTCGCCGCATCGCTCACGGAGGTCCTCAAGATATTCAGCAGCAACGCGGCCGACAGTTTTCTCGCCCGTGCCCTCGTCATAATACCAGCGCTCGAACTTTTGACGGCACTCGCGCCGCCCTTTTGCGCCCGGTATGGATGACGAGAACGAGAAACGCCTCCCGTCATGTCTGACTTGTATGCGCCAGCGGCGCCCGTCCCAGTGTGGCATCGCGTCCATGCTTTTAGTCCTCCGTCTGTGCGTCAAGTAGTGCCTGATAATAGCCTAATAGTTTTTGTTGGTTCTCACTGTTTAATTTGTATAGTTGAATTTGTGGCTGGAGTAGTTCGCCGCGTTCGTTGACCTCATAACCGAGGAGCCAAGCGGGAGAAACGTCGAGAGCTCTGGCGAGATCTCCGACAGCTGACTGTTTAGGGATAACGGTGCCCTTCAAATATTTCGAGATCGCGCCCTTGCTTATGCCTGATTTTCGAGCGAGATCGGACGCAGTAATATCACGCGCGTCTATTGCTTTTTTTAATCTGTCTTTTATTTCATCCATATTGTCACCACCTTCAACGCGATTATATTACAAACGCGTGACAGTTTCAAATTTGAAATATTTTAGGGTTGCAATTTTGAAATTTATCGATAAAATTTGATTAAGGTTTCAAAATTGAAACAACAAAAACAACCTGAAAGGAGGACAACAATGCACTACAAAACTGAAAAACTCAAGGCTCTCATTGTCGAAAGGTACGGAAGTCAAAAAGCCTTTTGTGAGGTCGTGGGAATGAACGAGAGCACACTCTCGAGGTACTTGAAAAGGGGCGGCGACTGGAAGGGCTCGCTAATGATCAACGCGATCAAAGCGCTCTCAATATCAGCCGACGAGGTTGACGTCTATTTTTTTGAGCCCGAGGTTGCAAAAAGGAAACAGAAAGAGGCGAAAAAATGACGGCGCGGGGCGGTTTGTATCCGTCACTCGGGCGCTACTTCGACAACCTGACAGAGTTAGCACATGCCGGATGTATGTCGAGGACCAGAGCGCGGGAGTGCCTTGACGGGTTAAAGAACTTTACACGGCACGAAAAGAAGGCGATCGCGGCCAACATAGCGACGAGGCTCATGTCGAGCACTGCGATCAATTACAGCGAACTTGAGGACGCCCTCAAAGCATGGAGCGGCGACTTCGATCAGATTTATAAATCAAGGGGGTAAAACAATGTTATTAGCGCTTTACACTGTGGCGGTTTTTATTATCGGGTTCGTCCTCGGAGGAGTTATCAAGGCGTTCCTCGACAATGACGAAATACTCGACCTCGAGAAGAAAAACGCGCGACTTCACGCAGAACTCAACCACATCATCAAGACCAAGAACAACACGATCG